CTTCTCCAAGCCATGCCCTTCCTTAAAAACGATGATAGAGCGCCTATTTTCCAACAACAGTACGATTTAATTATGCAAACCCTCATGAATGAGGACAAATTGCGTATTGCTGATCGTCAAGCCATTGCGGTCGACGCTTAAAAGTATTATGACCATATTTTCAATTTACATAGTTACAAATTTAGTTAATGCTAAACAATATGTTGGCATTACAAATAATTTGAAACGCCGTTGGAAAGAGCATAAATCTTTGAATAAAAGCTCTCCAGCATTGCATGATGCAATTAAAAAATATGGAATTGAAAACTTTGCTTTTTCTCATATTGCAGATGCATTTGAGTTTGGATCAGCTTGTATTATTGAAAAACTTTTAATTAAAGAACACAATACTAAAGCGCCTTTTGGGTATAACTTGACAGATGGTGGAGAAGGTTCCTTCGGTGTAAAACCAAGCTTAGAAACCATTAAAAAAATGAAAGATTCTGCCAAAGGTCAAAAAAGATCTAAAGAATCAAATGAAAAAAGAAAAATTGCTTTAATGGGAAATAAAAACTCATTAGGCAAAAAACACACAGAAGAGTTCAAAGAACAAAAAAAATTGACTTGGTTAAACAAAAAACATACCGAAGAGTCAAAGAAAAAAATGTCAGAAAAAGCAAAAAAACGAACTCATTCTGAGGAAACTAAAGAAAAAATGCGTATAGCCAATAAAGCGGCTTGGGCAATTAGAAAAGCTAAACAATCAGCTATGCAGGAGTTTGCTCAATGACAACCTATACCTCTCCATTTACTGGCAACACGATTCAGCCAACCGATGTTAGCTATGAATCGTATCAAAACCAAACGGCCAATTTAACGCTGTTTTGGCCAATCAACGGGACTACTGGGAACCCAGCCGCCCGTATCATGGACATTAGTTTTACTGGTAATGGGTACACGGTATCCATGCCTGATGCCACCCAAGTATCAGTAGGCCAAGATGCAATGATCCGAAACACTGGATCTTATGCGTTTACAGTGGTTGGATACTCTGGAACCAGTATTGTTTCTGTGCCTGCTGGTTCAGCCGAATACATTTATTTGACCAACAACACCACTCAGAACGGCACATGGGGTGTTTTGGCTTTTGGCGCAGGTACATATAGTGGTACTGCATCAACGCTTGCTGGATACGGTTTAGAACCAATTTCAGCCACATTGAATCAAGCATATGTTGTCAACTCATTAACAGCAAGTTATACCTTCCTTGCTGGAGACCAAGCATCTATTTACATTTGGACTGGCGGCACCACTACCGTAACCCTTTCTGCATCTGGAACACTGGGCAGTCGTTGGTTCTTTTTGTTCAAGAACAACGGAACTGGTACAGTGACTTTGGCTTGCTCTGGTTCAGATTTGATTGACGGGGCTACCACCAAGACCTTCCAGCCAGGGAATTCTGCCTTCATCGTCTGCACAGGCACTGGTTTTGTAACTGTTGGTTACGGCACCAGCTCAACCTTTGTTTACTCTGTATTGACTCTCAGCGTAACGGGTGGCTCATACACTTTGTCTGCCAGCCAAGCATCCAATACGCTCCAAGAATACGCTGGCACATTAACTTCAAATCAAACAATTGTTTTTCCTCCAGTAGCAAATCTTTATGTGATCAGCAACCAGACATCTGGCGCTTACACATTGACTTGTACAACTGGTGTTTCAGGTGGTTCTACTGCTACGGTGCCTTCTGGTGGCCAAGCCACATTGTTCTGTGATGGTAAAAATTTCCTAAACGCGAATACAACACAAGCTGGTGCGACTGCTTTGAGTATTGCAAATGGTACGGTATCAAACCCAACTTTGAACTTTAGTTCTGAGACTTCCACAGGTATTTATCGCCCTGGAACTGGTCGTTTTGGCATCACTGTCTTGGGTTCAGAGGTTCTTGATGTTAATTCTTCTGGCATATCTGTCACAGGAACTGGTTCTTTTAGCGGTGGTATTTCTGGCGGTGCATTCTAATGACCAAGCAAATTTATCAAATAGTTACCAAGCCTGGGATTCAACGGGATGGGACTCTATTTGACTCGCTGTTCTATAGAGATGGGCAGTGGGTAAGGTTTCAGCGTGGCCGCCCCAGAAAAATAGGTGGATACAAAGAGATTACAGGCTATCTGGCAGGTCCTTCACGCGGTATCTATGTCAGCCCTCAAAATGGTTATACAGTCGTTTTTAGCGGCTATTCTGATGGTTTACAGTCCATTCCAGTAAACAATGATGGAATTGGTGCTGGTATCACGGATTGGGCACTATCAAACTTTACAGTTTCATCCAATAACTTGTGGCAGTTTGATAATTTTTTTGATGCAACGGGTTCTGGGAATAATCTTCTTCTGGCACATCCAGGGCAAAACCTATCCGACATCAACAACGCTGTAAATTCACCCATTTTGGCTGGCAACATCACTGGTTCAAGCGCTTCCAAAATAGGTGTTTTTACTCAAAATATCAGCATCACAAGCTCAAGCACAACAGCTACGATTGTGGCTCCTTTGACAAACCAATTCATCATTGGTGCTGGACAAACAATATCTGGAACGGGAATTCAATCAGGCACCACAGTGTCATCTGTTGTTGGGACCACAATAACATTGAGCCTTCCAGCCACTGCTACAAATTCAAGTGTTTCAGCAACTTTTGACAACAACATTGCTGTTTCTGGTGGCGTAGTAAGTCTTTTTCCATATGTTTTTGTTTACGGCAACAATGGATTGATTCAAAACTCTGGTGCCAATAACGTCAACGATTGGGTATCAGCGACCGCCAATGCGACGAATGTGGCCACTGGAAAGATTGTCCAAGGCTTACCCGTCCGCGGTGGTGTGAACGCACCTTCTGGCTTGTTTTGGAGCTTGGACAGCGTGGTTCGCGTGTCTTATACGCCAACAACTGTGACGACTGGTTCTGGTTCCACTCAAGTATCTCAGACTTTTTATTGGCGTTATGACACGATCACGTCTCAATCGTCCATTTTGTCTTCTCAGTCGGTGATTGAGTATGACGGCATTTTTTATTGGTGTGGTGTAGATAGATTCTTGCTGTACAACGGTGTGGTCAAAGAGATCCCCAACGACATGAATCAAAACTACTTTTTTGACAATCTGAACTACGCATATAGGCAGAAAGTTTATGCAACCAAAGTGCCCCGTTTCGGTGAGATTTGGTGGTTCTACCCCAAAGGATCTGCCACAGAATGCACAGATGCAATTATCTACAACATCAGAGAAGGCACATGGTACGACGCAGGTCAAGCCATGGGTTCTCAACGTAGTGCAGGTTACTTCTCTCAAGTTTTCCATTACCCCGTAAATGCAGATTGGAACTACAACTACACTGGCGGTGTGAATGTAACAACGATTGCTAATGCTGGTTCAGGCTACACAAATGGAACTTACTCTTATATTGCTCTTACTGGCGGTACTGGAACTGGAGCAACCGCTACTATTGTTGTTAGTGGTGGTTCTGTTACTTCCGTCACAATCGATAACAGGGGCACTGGGTATTCTGTTGGCAACACACTGAGTGCATCCATACCTGCTGGTTCATCATTCTCACTTTTAGTGGGTTCTATAATGAATTTTGTGTCTTTGTATCAACACGAAGTGGGTACAGATGCGATCAAGAATGAGCAAGTTTTGGCCATCAATAGTTATTTTGAGACCAATTCTCTTGCTTACATTTTAGGAAATTCTGCTCAATTTGCTCCCATGAGTGCTGTCAACAAATGGTGGAGAGTTGAGCGAGTTGAGCCTGATTTCATATTGTCAGGTACTATGGATATGTACATTATTGGACGTCCATATGCACAAGTTTCTGACCAAACGTCTGGCCCCTATACTTTTGACGCAAACACTGGCAAGATTGACTTAAAAGAACAAAGACGTGAAATGAGATTGCGTTTTGTCTCTAATGTTGCTGGCGGTAATTACCAGCTTGGACGACTGATGTTGGATGCAGACGTTGGAGACGTGAGGGGCTACTCATGAGTTTAATTCCATACAATCAAATCAATGTCACACCGCTTATCTATGATCCAAGATACCATACTTTTGATTCTTGGGCTT